TATGGTCTGGATTTCGTGTTAGGCTATTTCAATACAGGGGAAAGTCAGTTAGTGAAGTCGCAGCAATCATACAAGAATTTCAGCGAAAATATCAAGTACCCAATTCATCTATCATAGCGGATGAGGATGGTGTAGGGGGTGGGGTAGTTGACATACTGAAGTGTAAGGGGTTTGTAAATAACAGTAGGGCGTTAGATAACCCTGAGACAAGAGAGCAAGAGAATTATGTTAACCTGAAATCGCAATGTTATTTCAGGTTGGCTGAAAGGATAAATAAGGGTCAGGTTTACATTGAGTGTAACGACATAAAAATGAAATCTGACATTATACAGGAATTAGAACAGGTGAAGCAGTACAATATGGATAAGGATGGTAAACGTGCTGTATTACCAAAGGATAAGGTAAAAGAGAATATAGGCCGGTCACCGGATTACTCAGATACCTTAATGATGAGAGAGTGGTTTGAGTTAAGCCCAAAATTTACTTGGGTTGCATTTTAAACGTGAGGAATGGGATTATGGGATTGGCTCGGTAATGTGGTTGCGGCTAAGGTAGCTGCACAAATGGCTAAGACAGGCACAGGAAAGATGATTGGCGGTAACGCTGTTTATCCTGATGCTAAGTCAGCTACATACGTTAATGACGGATATTGCGGCTCTGCTGCTGTTTACACTATTGTAAGCACGTCTGCAAAGAAGTTTGCTAATGTACCCCGCTCAATATATGCTCCATCTACGGAGAAAGGATTCAAAAGAAAATCGGTATCGTTCGTTAAAAAGTCATTAGGGCAAGAGATAGAGAATAGTAAGCTGAAAGACCTACTCAAACGTCCCAACCCTTATATGGGTGGGGATTCTTTTTGGGAGGCTGTTTATACTTCATACGATTTACAAGGGGAGGCTTTTATATGGCTCAATAGGGGAGATATAGAAGCTGAAGGTAATGCCAGGGAAAAGATTACCCCATTAGAAATGTATTGGCTACCGGCTCAGTACATGGAATTAATACCAGATCAACAGGATGTTTGGGGAGTGTTAGGATATACGCTTAATCTCAACGGGTCACCGATTACGCTTTACAAAGAGGATATAATTCATTGGAAGAAACACAATCCTGTATTCGATGCCAATACAAGGGAGCATCTTAGGGGATTATCACCGTTAAAAGCGGGGTTAAAGTTAATGACTGCAGACGGTGCCGCTCAGGATGCTCAGGTAGCTATGCACCAAAATGACGGGGCTAAGGGGATATTGTTTGAAAAGACACTTACAAGTATCGACCCGACACAGAAAGACCAAATAAAATCAGTAGTTGACACTAAGATAAACAATCGTAACAAGAAAGGGGCTGTAGCTGCATTGCAAGGAGATTGGGGCTATTTGGCGTTAGGGTTAAGTGCTGTAGACCTTCAGTTATTGGAGGCTATGAACATATCTTTTGCTCGTCTGTGTTCATTATTCAGGGTGAGTCCTAATCTGTTTATTGCAGGGCAGACAAGGGATAATTTGAGAGAGGCTCGTAAAGACCATGTGACGGGTAAGATTATGCCTGATGCTACGTCTTTGGATGATGAGTTGAACAGGGTATTTAAACACTGTTTTCCGGGTCAGGTGATAGCAAGTGATTTTAGTGAGTTGCCGGAGATGCAATACGAAATGGATTTTATCAACAGCATCTATAAGGATATGTTCCAAAATGGTGCTGTTAGTATAGATGAGTGGAGGGGTGCGATGGGTCATGATGCTACTGGAATACCTGAGCATAGTCAGTATTTCTTTACGGGGAATGTAATCCCAATAAGTGAGGCGGCTATGCCACAAATGAACAGCGATGGACTTAACGGAGATAATGCGAGCAGTCTATGAAGCGTACCCTAAGATAGAAAAGGAGCGCACCTGTTGGCAAGAGAAAATGAGACGGGAAGCATTAAGGGAAATATTAAAACAGAGGTTAATTGACGAGGCAAGAGATAAGTACACAAGCGGGGAGCAGAATTAAACGGTACGAAAGACTGTTTACGTCCAAAGTGTACAATGCTCTACAAAGTGAAGTTCTTTCTTTTATTGATAATTACAAGGCTTATGGTAAGACATACGCTGAGTACCATTTAAAGCCCAATGGCCGGATGGAAAGAGTGTTGAGGTCTTTGTACCTGACAATAACACCGGCTGAAGCTGCGAGGACTTACGGGGCTATACGCAAACAATACGGTGTACCTGTTAAGAGGGCATCATTCGGGTATAGTGCCACGTGGAACGAAGATGTTAAAAGGTATCTCGACAAGTTCTTACTTGATAACGCTGTTTTACCGATTAGTGAAACGACTAAGGATTGGATATTAAGAACCCTTAAACGTGGCATTGAGGAAGGTAAAGGAGTTGAAGAAATAGTAAGGGAGTTACGGGATTCAGATATAACACGCAATCGGGCTATGAAGATAGTTCGAACTGAAAGCGTAAGAGCGGCCAATTTCGGGTATATGATAGGGGCTTATGATAGCGACTATGAAATGGTAAAGGAATGGGTTGCGGTGGAAGATGGAAGGACGAGAAGAACGCACAGCCATGCAAGTGGTGTCGATGGGGAAAAGCGGGATTTAATGAAGCCTTTCAGTAATGGCTTACAATATCCGGGAGACCCGACAGCACCGGCAAAGGAAACGATTAACTGTAGGTGTGTGGTGACGTTCAGGGTTAAGAGGGATGCTCAAGGTAATCCGATAGTAAAGCGGAAACCGGCCATCCAGTTCAGGAGGAGTGTGATTGATTTGTTATTAGCGGGACTTACAAAGTTCCTAATACAAAATGCGGTTGATAACTTAATGAGTACAGAATGAAAAGATTTTTTGAGGTAAAGAATGTATCTGACAGCGTAAAGGATGTAGATACTGTGAGTAGGAGGGTAAAGGTTGCTATTTCAGAAATGGGTAGCAAAGACTTGGATAATGAGGTTATAGATCAAAACGCCTATAACAAAACAATATCTGAGAGAGGCCCAAAAGGCTCTAACATTATATGGCACTTAACAGACCATAACCCTTCTCTTAAAAATGCCATTGGCAAATTCTCTGAAATATATGTTGAAGGGAATAAGTTGATTGGTGTTACTGATATACCTAATACTACATGGGGTAATGACGTATTAGAGTTTTACTCAAAGGGTCATATTAACCAACACTCTGTTGGTTTTAGAACTATTAAATCAGAGCCTATTAATGCCGGTAAACCTACCGAATACCTTCTACTGAAGGAAATACTTCTTTATGAAGGGTCTGCTGTATTGTGGGGGGCTAATCCTAATACACCTACTATTTCAGTAGGCAAGTCACTTACAAAAGATGAGGCTGATACTGAGTTATCTAAACTTACTGAAGAACTTTCATTACTAACTAAGTCAATGAAAGATGGAAGATATACCGACGGTTCGTTTGAATTGATAGAATTACGAATGAATCAGGTAAATGAGCAAATGAAACAGTTGTTCAATAGTGTATTCACTCAACCCGGAATAGTTCCAGTTGAGCCGGAGATGAACGAAAAGACGCTGTTTGATTCAATACAATTATTAACAATCAAACACTTTGTGTAGAATGGAAAAGAAGGAACAAGAAATCCTTGATATGTTGGACGGCAAAATGTCCGAATATAAAACAGGATTGAAAAATGATGTTGAAGCAGCTACTAAAGCGTTCAACGAGAAATTGGAAGCGTTGGCCAATGAAATGAACACAAAAGGTGCAAGCCTTGATGAGATTAACGGTAAAGTAACTGAATTGCAAGCTAAGGCGGGTCGTATGGCTGAGCCTAAGCAATCAAAGAAGTCTTTTGAAGAGCAATTGCATGATGCTTTATCAGAGAAAGCTGCCGACCTGAAAAATTACGGTCAAAATCGTAATACTATCCAGTTGAAAGCAGTAGGTAACATGAGTTCTGCCAATACCACTACAAGCGGTACACAGAACTTTGTAGACCCTGCTCAAATTGGTGGTGTAGGTCGTAAGCCTTATGAGATAAGCCATATCAGAAACATTGTGAGCGTGTCTCCGATTGCTACTGATTCTGCTTTCGTTATCCGTGATGCGGCTGGTGAAGGTGCGCCTACTTATGTAGCTGCTGCCGGTGCTAAGCCTCAATCAGATCGTGATTACGTTAAGTTGATTCAGCCAGTATCTAAGATTGCGCATTACTTCAAGATTCCTGAAGAAATGTTGGCTGATATTTCTTGGTTGACAGGTGAGATTTCTGCCGTTGGTGTAGAAGAACTGTTGGCTGT